GCTTCAAACTCAAGCCCAAGACCCGAGACCGCGCTGGACGACCCTCTGCCATCGAGCAGGAGGATATGGTCGTTGACGGCGAGGTCGTTCGCTCGTTCCTCCCGATGGGGAAGGGCGGCGTCGAGTTCCTGCCGGTCGATACCATCATCACACGTAAGGGGTGGCAAATCTACCGGGACATGGTCCACGACGATCAGGTCAAGGCGACCCTGGCATTCAAGAAGCTCCTGATCACGGGACGCGCGTGGGAGATCAAGCCAGCGAAGGACGGCAACGCGAAGGCCGAGGAAATCGCGAAGTTCGTCAAGGACAACCTGGAACGCATCAACTTCAAGCGTGTGGTCGGCGAACAGCTTTCCGCCCTCCAATTCGGGTTCGCGCTGTCCGAGGTCATGTACGAGATCAGGGACAGCCAAGCTTGGCTCAAGGACATCAAGGCACGTGATCCGGAGACCATCCGCATCATCGCGGACAGGCACGGCAATATCACCAAGTTCCGGCAGGAGAGTTCGTTCGGCGAGCATATCGAGATACAAGCCGAGAAGGTGTGGCACTACGCCCACCAGAGCCAGTTCCAGAACCACTACGGCATCTCCGATCTGAGGTCGGTCTACAAGAATTGGTGGGCGAAGAAGTTCATCATCAACTTTTGGAACGTGTTCCTCGAACGTCTCGGTTCGCCGATGACGATGATGAAGTACCCCCGTGGTGCGTCGCCCGAACTCAAGAGGTTGCTCAAGGGCATCCTGACAGGACTTTCCGCCAAGGCGGAAATTCTCGTGCCCGATGGCGTCGAGGTCGAGTTGATCGAAGCGACGCGAGCGGGACAGGCTTCCTATGCCGACGCTCTGACGTACCATGACAACGCGATCTCACGCGGGATGCTCGTGGTCGCCCTCCTGGGAATGGGTGGGAACGAAGTGACGCGCGGCGCGGACAGTCAGTCCCGCTTGCACCTTCGCGTGCTGTTCAAGATGGGCGACGAGCTTGCGAAGGATTTGATGGAGACGTTCCATAAACAGGTCATCATGCAGCTTGTTGATCTGAATTTCGAACACGACGACCTGTACCCCACCTTCCTCTGGCAAGAGTATGGAGAGTTCGAGGGGATCGAGGTCGCAGACACCATCCGGTTGCTTCACGCTGCCGGGATGATCGACATGGACCAAGAAGACGTCAACTACGCAAGGTCCATTTTGGGACTACCACTGCGAAAGGAAGGTGATCAAGAGGACGAGGTTGTTCGCCCGCAACCCTTGCCGCCCCCGGCAGACCCGAACAAACCACCGCCCGCCGCTGGTCAGGGAAATGAGGGCGCGGACAAGGGTGCGGGTGGCGACCGCAAAACCAACAGCGATGGGAACAAGCAGTCGTGAGCTTCACAAGAAGGTGCAGGGCTGATATAACTTAGGCAAGGAGAAATCACATGCCGACACAGAACAATAATTGGGACGCCAGCTTCAACGGTCCCGCTCAGCGCGCCGAGGCAGTCACGCCCGCTGACAGCACCGATCTTACGGACGTTGCGCGCGGCTTTTACGTCGGCGTCGGTGGTGACGTCAAGGTGACGATGCTTGGTGGGGTCGATATGCTCTACGGCGGGATGCTCGCCGGTCAATATTACCCCTTCGCCATCACGAAGGTATTTTCGGGGACGACCACAGCCGCGAGCATCGTGGCAGTCCGATAATGGGCGAGCTTACTTTCTCGCGCGACTTCGATCGCCATCGGGGGATCAACGAAGGAGTTGGCCCCGATATGACGTTCGCTCGAACGGAGTGGGCGACGTATTGGCGACAGGGTGTTCATCAGGTCGCTCCGCACAATCTTCTGCTATACAGCGACACGCACAATGGCGTCTCGCCGTGGACCACGGTCTCCGGTGCCGTCACCGTGAACGACGTCGCCGGGTACAACGGTCGGCTGGCTGATAAGTTCGTCACCGTCGCCGCCACGAGTACGCATCGACTTCGGCAGGACGTGAGCGCGCATTACGATGACGATCGCGACTTCGTCTACAGCGGCGTGTTCAAGCCGAACGGCTACAACTACATCCTCTTTGATCCCGAGCCGCTTGCCGGGTCCGAGAGTGTCGAGATCGACTTGCGGGACGGCACCGTCTCCAACGACAACTCGACCTATGGCATCACGTGGGAAGACCTTGGTGACGGATGGTCGCGCATCACTGTCTCATTTAATTGCGGCAACGGCACCCCTGCCTCGAACCGCTTCACCATGTATAGCGAGGAAGCAATCGGCAGCGCGAATTTCGAAGCGGATGGCGTGTCGGGCTTCTACGTCATGGAGAGCCAGTTGAACCGTGGTCGATATCGACTGCCCTACGTGGACACCGAGGCAACCATCGTCGAGGAACCCCGAACTCTTGGGACGATCTACGACGGTGCGAACCATATCGTTCGCGGCTTGCTGATGGAGGGCGCGGCGACGAACCTTGTCGAGACCACTGACACCAATATCTCCGATTGGGGTGTCATCCGAATGAGCAAAGACGTATCTTTGAAGGAGACCTTTGGTCTTATCGGAACCACCTTGGGCGACACCGTCACCACCGATAACACTCACATCTTCCTCGACGATATAGCGATGACGAATGGGGTGGAGTACACTTTCTCTTTCTACGTCAGGCCCGACTCAACGTCGGCGGCTTCGATCCCGTATATCTACTTCTCGACGAATGCGGTGACGGGAACCCCGAGGTCGTATGTCGATATCCAAGATAGTGCTCTTGGTACAGTGGGGGCAGGGCATTCTATTGTGATCACCCCTGCCGGTCCTGATGGTCTTATTCTTGTCGAGTGTACGTTCACCGTGAACGAAGCAACCGGGAACAAGGCTTGCCAAATTCAGATGGCTTTGGGCGACAACGACAACGCCTTCGTTGGTGACGGCACTCGTCAGATGCACTTTTACGAGCCTCAACTTGAGGCGAGTGGTCGCGCCACTTCTCGCATCATCGGAAGCAAATTAAATTATGTGAGAGTTGCCGAGACGCTTTCCGGTGCGTTCGTCCCCACCGCCACGACCACGATCTACGTCGAGGGCGTGACTAGTCACACTGCCGGTGTGATGTTCCAGATCGACGACACCACAGAGAACGAACGATACCGCGTCGAGTGGGATGGTGCCGACATCATCGTGACCGTCACGGACGGTGGCGTCGAACAGGCTGCGATCAACGCTGGTGCTGTCGCGGAACATACGTTCTTTCGGCTGGCGATCCGTATCGAGGCGGCTGACTATTCCGCATCACTCGACGGCGCAGCCGTTGTCACAGATGGAGCCGGAACCCTGCCCACTCTCACTACTCTCCGCATCGGCGGCGACACGGCGGCGGGTGAGGAATGGGGCGGGTACATCGGGAAGATGAGGATTTGGGACGAGGGTAAGGCTGATGCCGAGCTTGTCCTGTTGTCAAACCAGGGCGTCGCCGCGACGGTCGTTCGCACTCCTGTCGGGATGGGGATCGGTGTCTAGATTTGCTACACTTGCGGACAGCATCACGGTGGTTGCGACTGTCGGCCCCGTGGGCTTCAAGGACTTGGGGCGGGGGTCACGTGTCCATGTCCAGTTCGCGACGGAGATGAACGATCCCTTCACCGTGAACGTTCTCGGAACGCTCGACTTCGATTTCGCCTCGAACGTGGGTTCAAACTGGTTCGACATGACGAACGGTCTCCTTCTGAACCAGGAGGATGACGAGCTTGGATTTTTCGACACGAACGGAAAATTCCAGCACCGGAGAAAGAAGAAGGATACTCTTTTCATCGGGTCGGAAGGCGTGTATGCTTTCGATAGTGATTTCCTCCCGGCTGCGCTGCTGTTCAATGTGACCAGCGTCTCGTCGGGCGACAACCTCAAGATACTCATCGGAGTGTAACAGATGCCCAAACGTTATCGCGGTCCTCGGAACGAAGCATCTCGGCGCGACATGATCGCTCAGCGAGAGATCATCACGGGTGCCCTCAAAAATATCTTGGCGCGTAACGACAGCATCGCCGCCGCTCCCTTCACCGACCCCGAGGCGACGGTCGCGATCACGGGCACCGCCGTCAGTGCGGGTGGCTCGCTCGAAAGCGAGATCGTCACGGGTGGTCGGACTGTCATCCTCACTCTCACCGGAGCGGTATGGCACGCGGACATCGCAGCGGACAACACGCGCACCGCCGACCTCGTCGCTGGCTTCGTTGCCGCCGAGAGTGAAGCCGCTGGCTGGACCGCGCAAATCCTCGCGGGCGACGGCTCGATGGACTATACCGACGTCGTGCGAACGAGCGACACCGTGGTCACTGTCACTCTGCCCGCCTCTGCTTCCTACTCCGTCTCGACGCACGAGAACATCACCATTCAAATCCCCGGCTCCGCGCTGGCGGACGGTGCCTATGGCAAGGGCTTCACGATCAACACCGTGCCCCTGAAAATCACCGCTGGCAGCTTCGCGCTCACCGGCACCGCCGTCGCTGGCGGCGTCCTCGAAAGCGAGATCGTAACGGGCGGCGAGACCGTCATCCTGACCCTGACTGCCGATGCCTGGGTCGCGACGATGGCGAGCGACAACGCCATCACGACCGCGTTCATCGCGGCGTTCACTGGTGACGCGAGTGGTGCCGGTTCGTGGAATGACGAGAATGCTCTCGCGCACGGCAACATCGTGCGAACGAGCGACACCGTCGTCACCGTCACCCTGCCCGCCGTGGGTGCCTATTCAATCAGTTCGAACGAGACACTGACGTTCGTGCTTCCCGAGGAAACCTTGGCGAGCGGCGTGACGCCGGGCAACCAAGGCTTCACCGTAACAGAAGGGTCATAAGCCATGAACTTGTTTCCGCGCTCCGGTCTACTGAACCACACCGTCGCTCCCACTTGGGAATTTTGGCCCGACACCAAGGCTGGCGTCGCCGTCATGAGTGACGAGGCTCCCGAGGCGGGCATCCAGGTTCTTGCCGGTGCCATCGGTGGAGACATCAACCACAACGTCGCGATGCAGTGCGCCATTGGCGCACTTGAGGAAGGGATCGACTATTACATCTCGTACATCATCCGGCCCGGTATCGCGAACTACGCCTTCATCCGCGAGGGTGCGAATTCGCAGGGTGCCAGCCACAAGACGTGGTTTGACCTCGCCAACCGGACCTTCGGCTCCCTCAGCTCGACCCATCGCAATCCGATCATGCAATACCTCGAAGATGGTCTCCTGCGTATCGGTCTCGCGTACACGCCGGAAGACCTGGACACCGCGATCCAGAACACTCAAATCCTGGGCTTTTCTCAGGGTAACGGTCAGAACACCTTCGTCGCGACAGAGGGCGAGCATCTCGCCGACTTCTTCCACGCTCAGATCGAGGTCGGCAACCACCCCTCTGCTCCCGAGGTCACGTGGCCCGGCAAGGGACAGAACTAATGGCACAGCGCATCGACAGCGTCGAAATCTTCGCCACCGGCAATCACCGGGGCAACCGCGTGGTCGAGATCACGACGGACGATTTGGCTCACATGGTCAACTCGTTCAACGAACTCACCACGTCGATCGAGGGCTTTCAGCCCGTGCTCAAGCTTGGGCACGACGACGTCCAGAAGTTCTTCGGTGCGCGGAAGGGTGCGCCGAACCTGGGCTTCGTCGAAAAGATTTGGATGGAGGGGAACAAAATCCTCGCCAACTTCACCAACGTTCCCGACGCACTCGTCGATCTAATAAAAATGCGTCGCTTCAACTCCGTTAGTATTGAAATGTTTCCCAAGACGGTGTTTAATGGGAAAGAGTTCAAAAACGTACTTACGGCGGTTGCCCTTTTGGGCGCGGAACTACCGGCAGTCAAAGGCTTGAAGGAGCTTGCTGCCACACTGTTCACCGAGATGCCGGATGATCCGGTCTTCGAGGGGGACAAAATCGAACTAAAGGGAACCGATCAAATGACCACAGTGACCTACACCCAGGAGCAACACGACGCTCTAGTGGCTGCGGCGGTTGCGAAGGCCACGGAGACCGTCAAGACCGAGTTCGAGGGTGTGGTGACCACGCTCACGACCGAGCGGGATGACTCCGTGACCAAACGCGAGACCGCCGAGACCGCGCTACGCACTTTCGAGGACGCGACGCGCAAGCGCGAAGCCGAGAAGATGGTGGACGACGCCATCACGGCTGGCAAGCTCTTGCCCAAGCAGAAGGACAACGCCCTGGCGTTTGCCTTGAGCCTCACCGGCACCATCAAGTTTGGCGACGACGAGAAGTCCGCCAGCAAGGTGTTCGAGGAATTCCTCGCCGACATGCCCAAGAAGATCGACCTCTCCGAGAACGGCGAGGGCGAGGGCGACAACGGCGACGGGAAAGCCAAATTCGACACGCCCTCCGAGGAAGTCCATGCTCGCGCCGAATCGGCGATGAAGAAGGACAAGGACTTGGACTACGCTGCTGCGCGCCAGCTTGTCTTGTCCGAGGACGAAGCCCTCAAGACGCGCTACTTCTACGTGGAGGAATAAGAAAATGGCCGGTCAGAACAGGATCGTCTCCGACACCTTCGTTGCGTCGGGCGATCTGTCCAGCATGATCCACCGTTTCGTGGACTACCTCGCTGCCGGGGACATCGTGGGGCATTCGCTTGCTCGCGGTGGCATCGGCGTCCTGCTCAACAAGCCGCAAGACGGCGAGCACGCCACGGTCGCCTTGAGCGGTCGGGTGCGTGTCGATGCCGGTGGAGCCATCACGGCGGGGGATTACATCATCTCTGCCGCGTCGGGCTTCGCAGCGGTGCAGAGCTTCGTCACCATCAACGCCGGTTCCGCAGGGCAGTACTTGCAGACCCGAAATATGATGGGTCGCGCCCTTGAGACGGTCGCATCCGGTTCCGTTTTCGCGATGGAACTGATGCCGTCCAAGGTTCTCGTCAACTCGGCATAAGAAAGGAAACAAATCATGCCCGGTACTCCCTCAACAGGTCGCGATCTGCACGTCGATCAGCCGCTTTCCAACATCGTTGTTGGGCGGCGACCGGAAGGCTTTATCGCCGATCAGCTTTTGCCGATCACTCCGGTGTCGAAGCAGTCCGACATCTTCTACAAGTACAACCACGGTCACTTCCGGCGTCATGAGACGAACCTGACGGCTCGCGCTCCCGGCACGGAAGCGAAGAAGGTCCACTTCACCGTGACGTCGGACACCTACTTCGCGCCGAACTATGCGCTCGCGACCGATTGGCCCGTCGAAGACGAAGTCAATCACGACGAAGTGCTGGCTTGGTCGGAGACGTCCGCCATCAACCTGACCGATCGTCTGTTGGTCGATTACGAGCTTCGCGTCGCGGACCTCGCCGTCACCAGCGCGAACGTGCATACCGTCACCGCGATCAACACCGCGTGGTCGAACACCACCGGCTCGCGACCGCTCGACGATATCGCGGACGAGGTCGAGAACTTCCGGCAGTACACGGGTCTCAAGCCCAATGTTGCCATCGTTCCCGAACAGGTCATGACGGTGCTGCGCCGGAACGACCAGCTTCGCGACATCCTGTTCGGTGATCGCGGTGGTCTGGTCAACGAGACGCAGTTGGCCCAACTGATCGGCGTCGATCGCGTCCTGGTCCCTGCCGCACAGGTCAACACCTTCGGCGAGACCGAGACCGAGAACGCTTCGTGGTCCCTGTCCGATGCCTGGGGAAGCCACTTCTGGCTCGCCAAGGTCAACCTCATGGCTGGTCGGTTCACCGACACCTGGATGAACGCCTTCCGCTGGACGTCACCCCTCCTGGGCACCCCGTTCGCGGTGCAGCGCCATCCCTTCGACGCGAAGAAGAAAATCTTCGAGTTGGAAGTCGGGTATTACCAGGACGAGAAGATCGTCTCGACCGACCTCGCCATCCGAGTTCAGTCCGTCATCTAAGCGGGCGGGACGCTACCCGACAAGAGAATTTGGGCTGCGCTTGTATGGCGCAGCCCTTTTTCGTCCTGTATAATAGTGGGGTCTGATCAGGCTCCCGGTGGCGACGTTTCGTGCCCCGGCGTCGCCACCACCATTTTCCAGAGGGGCACTCATGGAAATCGTACTCGCCGCTGGCGGAATACCATTCGGTCCTAACACCCTCCAAGTCAAGAGCTTGGGTGGTTCGGAAACTGCCATCATCATGACGGCGCGTCATCTCAAGGAGATGGGGCATCTCGTCACCGTGTTCTGTCCACTGCCCGAGCAGGGGCACCCCGACTTCCACCACAACGGTGAGGAATGCGAGAACGGCATTCGTTGGGTCCATCTCAACAACTATCCGGAATACATCTGCAACACGCAGTGCGACTTGCTGATCGCCTCGCGCGACCCCCGGCTCGTCGCGCTCAATGCACAGGCGAAGAAGAAAGTCCTGTACTGCCACGACATCGCCACGCACCGTGGAATGCAAGCCGCGTTCGATCAGGTGAACTGGTGCATGGACGAGGTCTGGTGCGTGTCCGAGTTCCACCGGAAACAAATCCACGATGTTACCGGATACCCGAAAAAGAACATCAAGGTCATCCCCAACGGCATCGTCCCCGTCGAGACCATCCCTGCCCCTCGCTCCGAGACTCAGCTTGTCTACGCCGCCCGGCCCGAGCGCGGATTGGAGCTTCTGATCAAAGAGGGTGGCGTGATGGAGCACCTTCCCGAGTTCGAGTTGAAGGTCGCCATGTACGACCACTTCCCCGACGACATGAAGGACTTCTACGCCTACATCTTCGCCAGGATCAAGGAGCTTCCCAACGTCGAGATCGTCGGCGCGTTGCCACAGGCTCAGATGCGCCAGCTTCTCCGTGACAGTGCCGCGTACATCTACCCGACGACGTTCGAGGAAACCTCGTGCATCCTCGCGCGGGAGTGCATCTCGGTCGAGACCGCGTTCCTCACGACCAAGGTCGGCGCGCTGCACGAGACCCTGGATGGGTGCGGCATCTACTACGAGGGGTGGCTCGCCAAGCAGGGTGAAAAGGAAGCGGAGCCGGGGAGCGAGGCGTGGTGCAAACGGTTCGCCGACTTCACACGTGACATACTCACCACCGAGTTCGGCGAGGGCATCCGAAATCAGACATACAAGAACATGACCAACCGTGGCGACCTGTATTGGAACGTCGCCGCCGAGGCGATGATCAAGAACTCTCAGCCCAAGCCGGTCTCGCTGTTCTCGCGAGCGTGGTCGTTGGTGCAGGACGGCGACGTCATCCCTGCCTACGCCCTGCTCACCTCCGCTGGCGAACTCGACTTCATGTCCATGAACCTCGCACGTCAGATCGAGGACTTCTATCCGTTCATCCGTGACGAGGACGACGACGGCTACGAGAGCTTGGCGTCGTACTACAAGCGGTTCTACGAATTCAAGAAGCCGGAAATCCACTACGGTATCGACTTCGCCAGGACCACGACGCGCTTCGAGTCGATCAAGAAGTGCATCGCCCAAACCACCAAGCCGGGAGACCTAATCTATGAGTACGGATGCGGCGAAGGGCACGTCATCGGACCACTCGCGAAGGATTTTCCAGATCGGCACTTCGTTGCGTTCGACCAAGTCCAACAGAACGTCGATATGGTCAATCAGTTCAGTGGGGATTTCGGAACCACCAATCTGGAAGCCCACAAAACGGATACGCCTCAAGCCGCGTTCGCCAAAGTTCATGGAGTGCCCGCAGATGCGGTCATCTGCGTCGAGGTACTAGAGCACTGCGTCCGACCGTGGGAGGTCGCCACCGACGTCGAAGCCATGTGCAAGAAGGGTGGTCAGATGGTTGTCACGACACCGTATGGTGCGTGGGAGCCTCAGACGTTCGAGGTCAAGTCCGACGAGTTCCCGTGGCGCAATCATATCTGGCACCTGGATAAGAATGCCATTCGAAAGATGTTGGGAAAGAAGCCGGGAATCACGATGATGTCTCTCGCCAACGGGACGGGCTTGGATGGTCGCTCTGTCGGCAATCTTTTCACCACATTCGAGGCTGACCACGAGCCGGTCAATCCTCTGAACGCTCTCAAGAAGGCGAAGGACGCATGGTCTCGTCAGTCGATCGCTGTTGCGGCGATCTGCATGAACGACGAAGACACGATCCTGCAAATGCTGCACAGCCTGAACCGTCAGGTCCAGTTCGTCCAGTTCGCGATGGGTCCGAGCACCGACAGGACACGCCAGTTGATCCACGGCTTTTTCGAGGACAATCCTCACATGGATTTTCGGATCATCGACGTGCCCAAGATTTTCCCTCCGCACATACTGGACGGTGTCGAGTACGAGGGCTTCGGTTTCGATGACGCTCGCAACGTCAGCACACAAGACCTGGACGGCATATTCGACTGGATTTTGTGGATGGATACGGATGAGTATTTGAGTGGCGAGATGCAGAAGTATCTTCGCGGCAACATGCTCGACGGCTATCTCATTCCACAGCATCACTTCACCGTCATGCCCCGTGGTCAGCCGATGCAAGTCGATCGCCCTGCTCGCCTGTTCCGAACCAATCGTGGATACACGGCGAAGGGTCATGTCCACGAGCACTTCGAGAAGCCCGATGGTGGTCCCGGCGCGTGCTTCATGCCGCCCGATCTGGACATCGGACACGTGGGCTACGTGAACGAGAACGTCCGTCGAGCGCGCTTCGAGAGGAACTTCCCGTTCCTGTGTTGGGACCACGCCGAGAACCCCGATCGGAAGCTTGGCAAGTTCCTGTGGTTCCGCGATATCATCCACCGGATGCGTTGGCACCACTCGAAGAAGGAGATGAAGGAAGCCATTGGTCTGGCGCAAGAAGCCGAAGCCTACTATAATTCCGAGTGGAAGCTGATGGCGACATTCGGGCAGGGAACGTTCCAAGCGATCGAATACCTCGCTGAAGCGAGAGCGATCTTGGGTATCGGTACGGAGGTCACGTTCGGTCTCAAGCTCGACGATCGCGATTGCACTATCAGGGGGCGCTTCACGAACACGAGGGAAATGACGAGGATCATCAAGCAAATCCTCGACCCCGAGTTCAAGCGACGTGGGAGCAAATACTACTAATGGCTTATGCAACGATCACCGACGTCTTCGCCCGGTACAAGCCCATCGGTTCAATGGTGGGTGCGGGTTCCCTCGACGTGTCCAGCGACGACGTGTCCTCCATCTTCATCTCCGATGCCGAGGGGTTCATGAACTCGTTCCTCGCGGCCCGGTACATCACCCCGGTCACGACCGAGAAGATGATCACGATGATCGCATCGGACTTCGCCGTGGCGAACATGATGTTCGAGAAGATGCCTCAAATCCCTGACTTCATCCAGGGGCGTTACGACCGCGCGCTGTCCTACCTCGAAAACCTCCGCGACGGCAAGATGCTGCTCACCGCGAGCAACGTCCTCGTCACCAGCGGCGACAGTGAGGCATGGTCCTCGACCGGCTCGTATCACCCGGTCTTCTCCCCTGTCCTCGACGACGTCGATCAGGCTGTGGACCAGACCTACGTGGATGCCGAGAACGACGATCGGGCAGACGACGCATCATGACAACGGTAACCGTCACGGGTCTTGAACTCACCAAGAAGGGGATCGCGAAGCTACGTCGTGATCTCTCCAAGACCCATGTCCTTTCGAACCGAATGGGTAGGGCGCTGCGCGACGATGCGCGGCGTCGTATCACCACTCAGGGAGACGGGCAGTGGGAGCCGCTGTCGAAGTGGACGATGGCTCGCACCGGCAGGAAGAAAGCCCTGATCAAAGAGCGTGCGGGGATCACCTTCAAGCTGGTCGGCGCTCAACTGATCGTCGGACACGAGAGCGGTGAGGCTTGGGACTTGGGTCAGCACGAGCGTGGCTTCACCACGCCACCCGACGTCCCCGCGACAATCAAGCTCAAGCGTCCGAGGCTGTTGGGCATCTCCACGAAGGAGATACACATTCGCCGTGCTCGACCGAGTGAGACCCCTGCTCGCCGCGTCTTCGCCAACGAGGCCGAAACGAACAAGCTTCTCGAACCCATCGTCAAGCAGTGGGTGAAGGAAGTCATTGACCGATCGAGGAAGGTGACATGATAGATATTGGCGGCATCGGCGAGAGCTTACGCACTCGCATCGACACCGACGTTACCGACTTCAACACGGTTCGGTACGAGGGCGACGAGCGCGACGAAACTATCAACAACATGCCGTACTGCGACGTGCGTATGCTGCGTATGCTTCCCGAGGTTCGGGCTGGCAGCGAGTACGTGATCGAGGGCACCTACGTCGTCACGGTCATGGCGTTCGACTTTACATCACGCAATGAGGCGGTTACACTCAGGGATGCGCTGGTCACCCTTGCGATGAACAGCGTCAAGGATAACCCCCGGTTCGATACTGACCTTGAAACGTCATTCCTTGGACCGGCAGAATTTGCAGACGCGAAGGACGACGAGACAGGAGCTTTCGTCGCCTTGGCAACCTTCCAGGTCAACGTGATCGTTTTCGTTGACGCGCTCTAAGGAGAAGCGAACATGGCATCCGGCACCGGCTCACAGATTGGCCTCGTCAAAGCGTCCTCTCTCGGACATAATATCAACTCGGTCGATCTCTGGCAGAACTTTGTCAGCGAGAGCGTCGAGCATACCTTGGAGGAACTGGAAGAAGGTTCCATCACGGGTAGTCTTGACACTCCCCCGTCGCACAAAGGCATCGACAGCGGCGCGGGTGACATCGTCATGGAAGCGAACCCCAACGCCATTGGTGTATGGCTGAACGCTGCCGTTGGTGCTGGCGTATCCTCGCTCGTCACACATGCTGACAGCACGGGTGCCAACTCCACGGTCCACGCGGGTCAGCCTCAATTTTTCCACAACTTCGTCCCCCGGCAGACCGCCTTCGAGAGCGAGAGCTTCTTGGAGCCTTACGGCGTCATGGTCTACAAGGACGTCGGTTCGGCCTTCATGTTCAACGGTGCCGTCGCCACCGGCCTCGAATTCAACATTCAGGCTGGACAGCTTGTCGGCGCGACCGCCTCGATCATGTCGCGGAACGTCACGCGCATCGAGCGCATCGCCGCGATCAACTCCTTGGTCTCGTCCGGTGGGCGTCCTTGGGTGTGGGACATGGCGAGCATCGAGGTCAGCACCGACACCACGTCGGCGAACCTCGCGGCCAACACGAACTTTGAACAGCTTACGCTGTCGCTCACGACCCCGCAGGAGGGTGTCGTACTGCTCGACGGTACGAAGAAGTTCGCCGAGTTCCAGCCGAACGACTTCCGGCGTCTCGCGATCAGCGGCACGCTGTCCTTCGCCAGCCAGGACGAGTACAACGCCTTCACCGCCTACGAAGCGCGCCGGATGCGGATCACCCTGATTAACGTCAACTCGGCTCTGACCTTGGGCAACATCGCCTCGCTCGACGTGACCGGCGAGTTGTTCTACGGCTACTTCGGGATGCGTATCCAAATCCCGCAGATGAAGTTCCTCACTTGGTCCACCCCGGTGGGCGGACCCAACCGTCTGATCACTTCCTTCACCGCGAAGGCCGAGTACGACGACACCGCCGCCGAGATGTTCAGGATCGAACTCAACAACGTCACGAGCGGCTACGAGAACTAAGGGCATGGGAGGCGGCTGATCACCGCCTCCCCCATCAGCGAGCGTCACACTCTTGACGTTTGTAACACTAGGAGCACACGATGAAGATCACCTTCTCCAAGACGTCTACATACGTGCCCGAATGGCGCGACAACAACCTTCTCGACCCCTCCGAACAATGCTCGACCGTCCTCTCCATCATGGACGTGGGCGACCTCTTGTTCCTGCTCGATCACTTTTCCGAGGCAGGGGTGGAGGGCGAAGTCGAAGTCGCCGACGTGGACACCGCGCAACTCAAGCCGATCCTCGAAGCGTGCGGGCACCTGTTGCCCAAGTACGTCGTCCTGAACAATCTCACCGACCAGGACGGCACCGTCATCTCGATCGAGGACATCGTCAAATACCCGTTCTTCCTCAACCTCTCCGCTGAGCTTCTGATGAAGTTGGCCGAGCAATCGTCGCCGAATGACGACGATGAGGGAAACTCAAGCGCGCCGCCCGACTCGGAGCCAGCCCCCTAAGCTCTGGTAACGTCAAGTACATTGGTACTCGACAACGGTCGGCGCAGTTTTACATGGGGTGGTTCCACAAGTGCTACCGCATTGGGGAGAGCGGATGGTTCGTCTATCAAACTCCTGATGGTCAGGCTATAATGCACCAGGACGCCTTCTTCTGGTCGGCGTTGGAAATTATCGGGCGCACTATGAACCTCATGATCAGTGAGGAACAGAACCGGAGATAGACGTGGCGTTCAACGTAGGCATCACCGTCACCGCCAGGAATAACACCGACCGAGCACTCAAGAGCACCGAGAAAAATCTCGATAAGGTTGGGAAGACGGCGACCAAGACGACTAAGGCTTTGAAGGGCTTGCGCCTCGCGCTTTCCCTCATTGCTGTGGGGACACTCGTCCGGTTGGGCAAGAGCATCTTCGACGTCGTCGGCAAGATGCAGTTGATGTTGATCCGTCTCTCGAATGTCGAGGGCGGCGCGGCGAAAGCCAAGGTCACGTTCGACAAGCTGTTCAAGACCTTCGGCTCAAGTCCATTCGCGATCGACGCAGTCACCGATAGTTTCATCCGTCTCAAGGCGGCTGGTGTCGAGGGCGGTCTTGCGTTCAGGGCTGTCGAGGCTGGTGCTGATGCCATCGCCGCGTTCGGCGGCACGTCCGAGGAACTGAAACGCTTCTCGATTGGTCTCCAACAGGTCGCCGGTAAGGGCGTCCTCTCGATGGAAGAATTGCGGCAGCAGATCGGTGAAGCTTTGCCGGTCGCCATGCGCGTCTTCGCGTCGCAGACTGGTCGCTCCATCTCCGAGGTCATCTCCGAGGTCGAGAAGGGCAGGATCAGTTCGACGGAGTTCATTTCGGAATTGACCATCGGCTTGGAGAAGTCGTTCGGTGGCTTCTCGGCAAAGCTTGGTGACACCCTGCTTGGCTCCGTCCAGGGATTGAAGTCCAAGGTCCAGAAGGTATTCGCTGGTGACCTGTTCGGCGACGATGTCGCGGTTCGTCTCACTGCCATCATCCAGAACGTTGGTGACGAGTTCGTCAAGTTCGTCAAGAGCCTGACGGCGGAAGACGTCGATACGTTCTTCGAGGCTCTGCGTAGGGGCGCGAACATCGCGGTCGGCGTCGGCAAGGTTATCGCCAAGGTCGCCGAACTCATTTTCAAATTCCTCAAGTTCCTGACTGACGCGGCTTCGAGCGGCGCGCTTGAGACTGCCGGAGGTCTCGGCATCATCGGATTGGTCCTGTTCGGTCCTCTTGGCTTCGCCGCTGGTATCGGTCTTGGTCTCGCTGGTGCGGGCAAGGGTGCCGACGAGATCATGAAGAAGCTGAACGCTCCGATCGACCCTGGAGAGAACACCCTTGCAAATCGGTTGCTCGCCTTTTCGATTTTCGAGGAAGGCAGTATGCAGGAGCAGTTCGATCGGGCGAAGGAGAAGTTCGTCAACTTCCAGAACCAGATCAAGGCGGAAGCTGCAAAGAAAAAGGTGTCAGAGAACACCTTGGGCGACAACATCTTCGGGTTCAACGAGGAACAGATCAAGCGCATCGGCAAGAGCCTAGAGGACGTCAAAAACCCCACGAAGGAACTCGCCCCTCTCGTCCAGGGTCTCGGCAAGATGTCTCAGCAAGCGAAGAAACAGCTTGAGGGTTTGGCGAAAAGCACGGCGGCTGCGCTGTCTGGCAAGGAGACCTTCCCGTTCGTCAAGACGGCAGAGACCGCGCTCAATCGGATGAACTCGATCATCGAGGGCTTCGAGGGTGACAGGAAACTCCGCGACAAGCTCGCGAACTTGGTCAACCCGACCGACGATGAAAAGGCTCAGCTTGCCGGTTTGAACCGTGGCCTGGAAAGGATGGACGCCCTGATCACGGTGGTGAGGGGGAACATCGAGAAGGCGAAGGGTATCGGTTTCGACAAGCAACTGATCAAGTCGAATGACGCGGCGGCTGGCGTCCTCGACAAGTTCAGGAAGTTGGTCGGAGGGTCGTCCGCGATCGAGCAAAAGGTCTCCGACATCACAGAGAAGTTCCGCGACATCAAGGTCGAGTTGGAGAAACAGCTTGCGGACCAGGAAGCCCTCGCCTTGTTGGGGAACGAACAGGTTGGAGAGGCGAACCGTCTCAGGGAAGCACTTGCCGCGATCAACACCGAGCGCGAGATCGCCCTCGATCATGCCAGGGAACAGGCTCGCATCGACGCAGAAATCTTGGGCATTAACAGCAAGCTCACGATCATGAGGACGCAACAGCAAATCGTTGACCTCAAGAAATCGACGCGCGGCGGTGCTGAGATATTGCTTGGGTCCGACAGCGGTGACGCGGCGGCTGACCGGCGTGCCGAACTCAATCGGCAGATGGAACAGACCAAGATACGCATCCTGCAAACTCAGAAAGAAATCAACCAAGCTCTTGCTGACGGCGAGCCTATCTCTAATCTTGAGGAACAGGAGGTTGCCCTTGAGAGGCTTGCGGAAGCACAGCAAGCCGCGTTCGAGGCGACGACCGCCGCTGGTATGGCAGCACAGGAAATGTGGTTGAGCGTTCGCGACACGATGACGCGCGCCGCCGAGGAAGGTCTCAAGAGCCTGATCGACGGTACGAAGTCGTTCAAGGAGATCACGCGCGACGCCTTCAACTCGATCACCGAGGCAGCGATCAAGTATCTGATCGAACTGGTCCGCATCAAAATCCAGACGATCGCGATCAACGCGCTCAGTCAGGGTGGTGGTGGCGGCGGGGGTGGTGGACAAGCCTTT